AGTTTCTCGTATTGACGTAGATTGAGAGCCAATAGTCGTCAGAATAGTCATCTGCGGAGATTTGCTCTCGTAAAATCACTCTTTTTGTTGGTTTTCCGCACTTTGTTGGAGTTGTAATGGTTTTTGAAGGGTATGAAGCGGCGTATGTGTTGTAAAACTGGGAGATGTAGACTTTTAGAAGGTAATAGTCAAAATCACTTGCCTTATAATACATCTTTTCGAACAGGTTGTCAACTGTTATTCCATATTGTGCCATATAATGTTGCATTTCGGGTGAGCCGATGTCTGCGATGATGCGACCTGGGTAGTCAACGTCTACCATGAACCCGAACTTCTTGAGAGCGTTCATATAGAACTTGAAGTTGGGGTTGTCGAAGAACGACTTTTTCCTGTCGGCACCTAAGTTCGGCGTGATCTCAATGGCGAGTCCAGTTGTGGCGATGCCGTTTCGTCTGGATAGGACGAATGAGGAGCGAGTTAGCCTTATCTCATCTCCTTTTGTGTACAACAAGTCGTTTAGCAAGCCCATAAACTGCTCGAAGTCTTCTGGACGTCTATCTGATTGTTCTCCGCTTCCTCCTGTCTTTTCAAAATATATCTTAACGAGCATGGCGTAGATTCCGTCTATGTTTTTTCCATAAGGCGTGTGTATGCTCTCCCAACCTCGGATTGGCTGCACTATTGAGAGTGCGCCCTGTCCTTGTCTTATTCCCCCTGCTGTAACCATTTTGAGATAGTATGCTCTGAAATCTTTGAAGGCGTCGGCGACAAAGTTGAGAGCGTAAAGTGAACCTTCAGATGGGATGGGGGCGAGGAACTTCTCTGATGGATAGACTGCGTTGCCTAATAAGTCAACTCTGCCGTAGTTGGATTGTAGAGATGAGTCGTGGAAGTTGGTGTGATTGAACAAGCGGGCTATATTCTTAAGATATTGCTTGCGGAGGTGGAAGATGTTTTTGGGTGTTGGTGTGATAGTTGGCATTTGTTGCTATGCGCCTCCCCATGCTGCGCCGCCTATGTCATCGTCGATATCTTCTCGTATCTGTTGTCGGCGGGCTTCGGCTGCTTCCAGGGCTTCGGCGGTTTCAAGTGCCTCGTCGAAACAAGTTCCAACGGCTCCTTCTAACTGACTTACTTGGGCTCCTTGAGAGCCATCACCGAATGATTCCCATTTTGTTTTAATCTTTGTGTTCCATGAGTTTCCTGCTCCAGAGAAGTCAAGCGTGCTCGTAAGGCTGACGACGCGATACAGTCCGCCAAGTCCTAGTGATTTGGCGAGACTTCCGTCTGTGCCTGTGTATCCTAAATCCAAAGGCTTTGGATCTAAGAAAACAAGAGAACCTGGCGATACAGCCGTAGTTCCTATCATCTCCATAGATGTATTATACTTTTCTCTAAGGGCGATGTTTCCAGCCATAGATTCTCTATCTGAAAATAATCTTGCCTCGGCATGACCTGGAATATCCTCCCTCTCAAAAGTGAGCTTCTTTAGAATCCCTCTATCAGTTTCACCAAAAATGATTTTCGCCGTTCCTTCGGGGATTGCGAGAGCATTGTCAATCTGTTCTATAACAGTTAATGTGTTTAGTGCGAGCGGAGACTCGGCGTCACTTCCGACGGCAGTGATACGTGCGTTAGGTGACCTCATTTTATCCCAGCCCACAGGATATACAGCATTCCACATTTTCCGCTTCGGGACGATATTGTTAACGATAAACTTTGGCGTATCGTCTGGGACTTCGCCGTCGCCTTCTTCATATGGTATTCCTCTAAACACATCCTCTTGAACAAATCTCATTAACGCTGCCAAGAAATCACGTATAGATAATGACTTCTTTCCCGTGGCTACGTAGTTATCCAACCACCAGCCGCGAAATAAGTCTAGAGATATTGGTAGATTCGACAATGTAACTGTAACGGATTTATTTGTATCCAATGGGTCTGCATATGTGACGAGTCCGAGTAGGTATCCTCCAAATTCATTTATAAATTGTTCAGCCCTCTCTTTATTCGGAATTGTTGCGTCGTTGGCAACTCCTCCTTGTCCAGCGTTGTGCGTAAACGGTGATTCGAAAACATATTCTGAGCCAACGACTGCCAATGTCATTCCTGGCCAAAAGATGGTTCTATTATTGTATTGCGTGCGTTTTATTTCAGTATGCGTTCCACCAGGCATTATTATCTCGAATGCTGCCTCAATAATATCGCCGAGGAAGATATAGGCATCGAGTCCTTGATAGGAAGTTGAGATAGTATCTGCTAAATCGACGTCTACTGTTTCACCATCGGAATTTGTTCCTTCAACAGTCTCTTCGCCTGTTGCAGAGGCAACGTCTGCCTCCGATATGCTGATACGCCCGATTCGTATATTGCCTGCTGGGTGCTTGTTGTACAGCACATTTACATTTCGAGGTGCGCCGTCTTCGGCGCTATAGTCATATTGTCGATAGAAAACGCGGGTTCGTTCGGAACCTGCAATCGTTCTTGATATACCTAAATCTAGATAAATTTGACTCAACAAGGATGTTCTCACTCTTGCTTTAATCTCCCTTATATCGGACTTCAAGTCGTCGATGTCTTTTCCGAGTTGTTCTCTACAATCTTCGATAAGATCGCCCATGGTCTCGGTTTGATTTAGTTCTGGATCGTTTTCGTTTTCTCTTTCGGCGGCAAGATCTAACGATGCCTCTGCCCTCTCCACTTTCTTTACTTTAATGGTGGCTAACTTTGCCTCTATTTCAGCCTGCGCAGCAGGATTAGAAAACAAATCAGCCAAGGGCGTCAATTGTTTTGCGTTGCCAGATGCAATAAAGTCAACAGACAAGCCGACTCCATCGTAGCCATTGAATTCAAATTGATGCTTAAATAGACTAAGATTAAATATTTCTCTTTGGGCTCTAATCGCTTTTCTCCATCTTCTCCAAGCCGCATCGGAGCCAACAAATCCAGGTGGCTTGGGGGCAGTAGCGCTTAGAGCATATCCAATTTCGACTTTTATCCTGCACTCGACTTCCGATGTGACTAATTCAGTATTACCTGAGAGACTATCGCCAGGGTTAATCTTGATCAAATCAATCCACGAAACTCCATCTTTCAGCGATGCTGCGGTATTCCTGAGATCTTCGTAAGTACTAATGTTGGCAGCAGCAACGGCGTCGGGCGTTGATGGATCAACTGACGAGGCGGAGAGGTGGGTGATTCGCTCTTGGATTGCATTGATAGCTGGGGATGCTCTTACTGATGTTCTATTGAAATACGAACTTATGTCTCTTGCGAACAACTTGATGTTAAACTTTATATTTGTATTTATCTCTGCTGGATTTCCTCCAAGCTTCGTAAACTCCACACTTTTTATAACAGGAAGTTCAATCGTCTTTCTCGTACCCCCGACTGTGGCTTCAATTCTACCCTGTGGTAGTTGATAAGCGAATTCTTTATCGGCAATTGAGTATAATTTAGATACCTTTATTTCAGGAGTTAGTATTTGGAGCAGTTCTTCTGGTAGCTCTAAGAAGTTTACCGCGTTTGGTTTGACATTCTTTGATACTATAGGTCCACTGGTGGAATAGCTTTGCGTCCTCGTAACAGCGGGCTTAAGATGAACCCTAGCCCTGTAACGCTGCCAGGATGCATCAGTTCGAGCTTCCGACAATAAATACGCTTGGGCGATTTTTGCGTCTTCTAAATCCACTATAGATATTCCAAGTATTTTTCTAAAGGAAGGGGAATTCTAACGATGTCTCCCAACTTTACATGTCCATCTGTCGGCTTATTGTTATAGAGGGCTATAGCCCACCAATATCGAGGGAGTCCATAGTATTTCTCTGCCAACTTATAATATCTATCTCCAGTCTTCCAAATATGCTCAACTTCGGATATAGATAGGCGCTGTTCGGCTGTTAGTCTCACCATACTTGGGGTTGAATACTGGCTGATTTGCGGCACCTTCTTTCGACGAAGGACATCTTCATAGCCCTTCTTATTGTTGATGAATGTAAATCTTCTTGTAAATCTTTTTGCGTTTGTCGGCATTAGTTCTCTTCGTCCTTGTTGATAAATAGTTGCTATTTAGCTTTATTGTTTATTGTCCCTCATCGACGCTGCTCTGAGCAGCGTCGATGTTCGCTTGCCGCTGTGCCCGAAGTTGGTCGGCAGTAGGGTTACTATTGTTGGGAATGCCGTGGCGTCGTGTCACAACTCTTGGAGGTGTGCGTTTGGCGGTTGTGGTGTCCATATATTCCTGAACATCTGTCTCTCCTGTCCCGTGTGGCCAATCCCTTTTCCTATTCTCTGCCCAGCGCAATGGCTCTCCGACTCTATTTGGACCTCCGAACCCTAAGATACTATCGTGAACAATGGTGAATCCAATATCAATGCTTATTGCTCTCGGCGCTGTGCTTGGCCAGCCTCCAGTAGTCACATCGGATGCACCATTTCTAAAATCATAGTCAAAGACTCCTGCGTCCATATCCATCTGAAAGGTAAACTTGTTAATGAATGCCCTTTCGTCTCGTATCAATCCTCCAAAATCAATCGTAAACTCTTTATGTCCTGCAAATATAGTGTGAGTGTTCCTCCCTCTCTCTCCATCACTATTAGTGTTTGTCATTCTATATCTTCCATACACTGTTTTAGCTAGGTGTTCGCAAATAGCGATGTTGCTTTCTGCCTCTTGAACAGTAAGAGCAGGGAGGGTGAACGACATACTAATCTGTCTCTCCGTTCCACCATAGTTATGTATTGGGTTTATTCGTCCGTGCGACAAGTCTTCTGATTTCCATCTCGATTTGAACGATTCGTTGAATGCCGTCGGAAACATAAAGAATCGCAAGTCTAATCCCTCGCCGAGGACGCCGTTGATTTCAGAAGGTATCTCGACTATTTGAAGTGGGGGATAGAGCGCTTCGCCTATTATTCCGAGAGTTGCTGCTTGAGACAATAGACGAAGAGGTGGTTCTGGAGCAGGTATTATTGCCGCGCCTCGGTAATGTTCTCCGAAGTCTTCGCTGGAATCTCCTTCTTGAACATAATCCTCTTCACTAGACGAAATTCGTCTGCCGTCCATTCCCATTCCTCTCGCATCGTTAATAGCCATAACTCATTGCCCTCCGTATGATGGATAATTGATATGGAGTGGGCTCGTTATATCAAATGACAAATCCCCATGAGACTCGTGTGGCAAGAAGTCAGATATTCCCTCTGATACTATTTCGTCATCGTTTGACATAGTTCACCCCCTTCACTGTCCAGTGCCAGATGAGCCTGAATAATGGTATGATGGATAGTTTTCGGGAAACGGGCTCGCTCTGAGCTTGTCGCTTCTATCGATTTCAATGACTACTTTAGCGTCAATATTTAGCTCTAAGCTTTGCGGGTATATTTCCTTGCGAGAGCGATTTAATGCTGCCACCCCTTCGTTAGCGTTTATAATTCCGTCATCAAATTTGATTCCATAGTCAAGTCCTTCGATAACACATGTGAGTGCCTCGTTTTTCGACGATTGTATCAAAGTCTCCATGTGAATGTCTATAAATGGCTTTCCTTCGAAGTTTCCGTCCACGGACACGGTTGGATATAACATTTGTATTAGGAGATTGACGCATTGTCTATTATGTCTTGCAGCAGCCAAAGATCCATTGAGCACCGTTAAGGTGAATGATATCCTCCTATCTGTCTTTTTAAGAGTTATGATTGGATCATGCATACTCGCACCGTGTGTCTGTCCGAATGTTGGCGTGTGTGTATCTGAGAAACTTGAGATTATAGCAGGAAAAGTAACTTTATGCCCTGTTGGTTGGTGCTTAAACGATATGTGATACCACATCCTTGATGAGAAAGCTACTGCCGAATCGTAGTCTTGCCGATAGAGACGCATGTCTGCTGGAGCCGTCATGCTAATTTAAGCCTTAGTGGAGCCGAACCTTCTTCTCCGAGATGTTGGTTTATTACTCTTCCGAACTCTTGTCTATCAACTTGCATAACGAAGTCTCCGCTACTTCCAAGTTTGGTTATCATAGTGTCCATCTTGGCACCGAGGGCTCTGACTGCTGCTACGACTTGAGCGTTGTCACCTCCGCCTCCTGCTGCTCCTTGTTCAGCCAAGGCTGTCATCGTAGTATTGTTTACGACGGCAGCGTTTGGAGGGGGAACGAGAAGCTCTGGACCTTCCTCTCCAACGAGAGCCATTCGTCCAGATGTTCTATCGGTTCCTCGGGCGTGGGATTCTTTTGGCATCATTCCTTTAACAGCAGCTACCGCAACACCAGCCAATGCCAAGCTTGCCAAGGCTTGGATGGGGTGTGCAAAAGCAGCCTTTGCTGCACTTATAATCGCGCCTTGCTTGTTTACGGCGTTGATTTGTTTCTGCACTGTCTTCATGGTTCTCATGGCGGTAATGAATTTGAATATACTCGTCGTGGCAAAGACAAATGCGATAATCTCGCCCAAACTGAAGAAGTTATCTCTCATACCCTGTAGAACTGCGTTTACAGCTTGGAATCCCGTTGTGAGCGCTTCAACAAGGGGTTGAACCTCCATAGCAAACTGTTGAGCAAACAATGTCATCTCTTGCCATAAGTCTCGTCCTGCTGCCATTGATTCATCTAATGACGCTGCTCTCTCTCTTTCTTCTGCTGTCATGTTCTTCTGATTCATCAAGTGATTCATCTGTTCCATATTCATTCCAGCAGCGTTAGCTACCGCTTCTTTCTGGAAAGTGTTGAGAGAATCCCAGTCTCCGATTGAATCGGAGAGGGCTCCTGACATATATTCTATAACAGCTTCTGGACCTTCGAGTTGCGACTCAAGTAATCCCATTGTGCTGAATAGCTGTGTTCCAAGAACGGCGTTTAGATTTCCTGCTGCGGTTGCTGCTGAATCAAATGTTCTATAGTTTCCTGCGATGCTTATAAGCTCTCCGACTGCAAGTCCTGTTCTTTGAGCCTGTTTCTCCAAGTCAAAGAACATATCAACTGCATCGTCGCCATATGATGCTAACTGAGGCAGTGCTGCGTTCAACTCGGACATAACTTGTCCGACATCCTTTCCAAGAGTCTGCGCCAACTCCATTGCCTCTTCTTGCATTCCTGTAGCGGCTCTGGTGGACATTCCGAAACCTCTTGTCATTGTTTGAAGAGTTCCTGCGAAGTCTGCTCCAGAGACACCGACTTTAGCGAACTGTGCTCCGAGTTCTCCGAGTCTCATTCTTTCCGACTGTGCCATAACGCCGAAGCCTGAGAGGTTGCCCATTAGGGCTTGGTATGATTCTCCCATTTCTGCGGTAGAGATGCCATTGGCGATGTTGGATTGTTGCAGTGCGACAAGTTCTCTATCGTATGCTCCTGCTGCACCTGTTGACTTATTGAATGCTGCTGTAGCTTGATCGTTGGCTTTCGCCATAGCGAATGTTGATTCCATCATCTTTCTTGAGATAGAGACGCCGACATTGAGAGCGGTGAAAGTCTTTTTGAAAGCGTCTTTCATCAGTCCAGCGGCTTCCGCTGTGCCTTCTTCAGTCTGCGTTAGCTTGAAGAAGGAGCCTATGAGAGTGTCGGAAGCATCCGTAACGCCTGTGAATGTCTTTATCGTTCTGCCGAGGGCGTTGGAGAAGTCGTCTTGTGATTTTGTGGCGGCGGCTTGGGTTTCGTTGAAATCTTTCAATGCAACCGAGGCTAATCCGATACTCTCTTCAAAGTCTTTTGCATAATCAGCATACTCACCTGTTAGTTTTGAGCCCTCTTTGAGAGTCTCCAACATTCTAACTTGAAGTTCATAATACTTCTGACTTTTTCCTTCGAGGCGCTCAATCGCGGCAGCTTCGGCTTCAAGAGCGGCGTGCTTGGCAGTATACTCTGCTGTTATTTCTGCTGGTGTCTTTTTTTCAGCCACTCTTAGTTACCCCCTACTTGAATGGCCAAACGATGCCAGTATCTGACTCGAAGTTCTTGATTGCTCTGTCGAGTTGGGCTTTTGACTTGTTTGCACCTGGCTTATCAAGTCCGTATTTCTTCATTGCTTTGAGGTATTTCGCCTCGTGTCCAAGTGCTTTCTGGAAAGAGTTTATCTGTTTCTTGGTGCCTGTTACATTCACGGGGATGCTTGATCCTCCGAACATACCTGCCATAATAGTTTCGATTGCTCCACCGAACATTGCGAGCCAACTCTCGTTAAGAGTGCCCTCTGCTTTAGCGTTCAGGTTGATTTCGAGTGGAACCAAATCGTTATCTTTATTCATTTTATGTCCTCCGCATAAAGTCGTTGCTTTATAAATAGTCTCTTACAAAAAGAAAACGGGCAATAATGCCCGCTCTCTGTTATCATTTTTTGCTCTGTGCCTTCTTTACCGCTTCGTTCTCGTCCTCGAACTGCTTTGATAGGCGTCGGACAAACCAGTTCCTTAGTTGAACTGGGAGATTGTATGCCTCAATGAAGCTCCAGCCTCCGTGATGCTTTAGATAGAAGAACTGTTCGTAAACGCTCTCCATATACTCACTGTTTAGGCCAAAAAAACTCCGCAGTAAACGGCACCTCCACGTCGGCAACTGCACCGCAGGATGAACACTCACAAGATTGAGTCATATCGACGTTTGGCGAAACGACTTGAACACAGGCTCTAATGTGTCTTGCGTCTTGTGCTGGCATGTTGTCGATGAAGTTATTGACTTCTGTCCTATCTGTGACGCCATTTACTGATACGACAAGGATTTTTAGCAAGTCGGTTGACACAGAGTCGGCAAGTTTGTGCTTCGCCTTCTTAGCGGAGGTTTGCATAGCGTTCTTCTCGTCCTGAGCAGTGTAAAGACGGAACTCTGCGGTGTATCCCGTTCTTGGCAAGACTGCTGTGAAAGTTCCGTTGTCAGTCGCCGCTACGTCGCTGTCGCTATTCTCGTCGGGCTGAATGCCCTCGTTATTTTCAAACGCAGTCAAGTCGAAGGTGTGCGCCTGTGCGGTGCCACAAGATTGACAGGACACTTGGACTTTATAGTCTGCGCCATAGCCTGACACTCTTGCGGCAAGTAAAAGAGCGTTTTTGTCTCCGATTAGCAAGTCGTCTGGGTTGATGTTCTTATCGACGATGAGGTTGGATACGAGCCTGTCTATTGCGAGTCCGTTCTTGAGTAGCGCTTGAGAGGTTAGGATGTCCTCGTCTTTCGCTGTCATAAATCGGAGTTCGATAGTCTCTTGGTTGTGGAGCGGGTGATCCGCTGAATAGAACTGTCCTCGGGAAGGAAGTTCTACGAACTCTGTGGGCGTCACATATGACAACCCTGTAGTTTGAGTTGGAGCAGCTTTGACTGCTTGGGCTGGCGCAGGGGAAGTTGCCTTCGTGCGTCCTTTATTTCTCGACATTTACACCTCTAATGTATTTGTTTGTATTATGTCTTTATAGTATAACACGCTTGAATGAATGTTTCAAGCGTTATTTGTTATTTATTAGTTTGACGAGCCAGCGGCTGTATACGGACCAACGTGGTATTGCGCCCAATCGTATTGGATAGTCAACTGAATGTCTATCATATCCTCACTGTCATATGAGTGCTCTCCGAAATTTACTTCCGTAATGAAGGCATTTTGAAGCTTCCATGATCCGACGGGTTTGGTAGTTCCGTCATCATTAGTCCCTTTTTCATCAATACGGAAAGTGGAAAACGCATCAGTTGCAGTCTTCTTTGTAACAGTCGTGTTCGTTGCCGCTGTGAGAGAAGTTGGATCTTGGTATCCGATTGTTGACAAGTGCTTGTAAAGCAAGTCCGCTGCGTTTGGTTGTAGAGCATCTACTAAAGTCAGAGAAACAGTGTTCCACTCGACACGACCTGGATAGTGGAAGGTGTGGTTGAAGAACTTGTGAGGGTTTGAAGTCACAGTGTATGATGGACGGCTTACCGACTTCGCGAGAAACTGAACGTCCTGATCCCCAAGTGACAAAGTTACAAGGAACCGAAATTGCCTCTTCGGCTCAAGTTGCGGGTTATTCCAAAAGTTTGCTGACATTATTTGTTTCTCCTATTGATATAAATAGTCATTAGTTTAGTTTAGTCCTCGAATCCTGCGCCTGTGCTTGAAATAACAAAGTCAAGTGCAATAAACTCAATTGAGCGAGCGGGTTTGAGGAATATCTTGGCATACATGACATTTCTATCAACCAAGTCGGCAGTTGTTGTTGTTTCGTCAAGAATAATCTTGAAGTCGGACAATCCAAGTCTTGATTGAACGCTTCTCAAGAATGGCTCCGCTTCTCCTAGAAAACGAGCCCAAGTTGCTGAAACGTTTTGATCGAAGAGGACAGTTGCTGCCATGCGTGAGATTTCTTTCTTCACGTAAATCATTAGACGACGAACGTTGATTCTGTCGAGAGCGGAAGGAGTCACTTGAAGTGTCTTCTGTCCGAAGATTACGATTCCCTCTGATGGGAATGAAGCAATCGGGTTAATGTTTGCTTCGTACAAGTCGTCTCTGTTCTTAGATGTTAGTCTCTCGCGAGTCTGAATAACTGGAACGCCTGCTGAACCTTCTGTCAATCCACCTCGGGTGAATCCAGCGGGAGCAAACCATAGTTCACTTTTGCGCTGTGAACTTGAGAATGTTCCAAGAGCAACGATTGAAGGCGGTGCCCAAAGTATAGCGTCATTTACAGTATCTCTGATTTGAACCCAAGGATAGTATGCGCAACCATAAGAGGAATTCATTGCTCTGGCTTTCATGTTTGATAGTGCAAGGGACACAGAACCATTACTTGGAGTGGTTACCTCCTGTGCAGTTTGATATCCAGAACTCAAGTCAATGATTGCAAGAGCATCTCCTCTTGCTTCACATGTGTTTACCATGTGTGAAGTCAATGCTTCGTTCATAACACCTGGTGCTGCCATTAGGTTATATTCTACAACCTCTGGATCACTTACTGTGTTTATAGCTCTTTGAACGCTGTAGTATCCGTATTCGTCCGTTTCTTCGAGCGATGGTGTTGCGAATGGGCTTCTGACTGTTACATTGATTCCGTCATAACCTCCGTAAAGAGGAACGGTGAATCGGTTGTAACCTGCGTCCAAGATGCCAGCGGAAGAACCTGATGTGAGAGAGTCGCCTGCCGCGCATGAACCAGACTCCCAATATGCCGAACCGTTCATGCTTCCTGATCGAACATCATCGAGAGAGAACATGTAAGAATATTCTGTTCCAGTTCCCGCTACAAACGAATGATCTGGAAGGATCTTAAGCAAGTCGCCGTAACCTTCGTTATAGTTATTGCTTCCTGCTTGAGATGTGTCAATACCAAAGTATGCGTTTTTCTGATCTGGAATGCCTCCGTCTGAAGCACTAAGCCTTAGAGGGATTGATGGATAACTTACTGAACCTGTGAAGTCAGTAGAACCAGTTGCGAGCCAGTCTGTTGCGTCTCCTCCGCCTGCGATTGGATGTGGAATACTTCCTGATCCTCTAACCCATCTGGTTGCGACATTCGATGGAGCAGAACCACTTGAAGTCCATCCGCTCATGCGAACTGGACCGTATGAACCGAAAGGCATGTCGTCAGATACGAGTTGTGAACCCATTTCTATTCTGACAAACTTTGATGCGTTTAGGTAGTCACCCTTTACGGTGTGAGAGTTAGTCACATCGCTCCATTCAAGGTATTGATCTCCTATAACTCTTCCGATGTACTTTGAAGAATTCTCGTTCAAGTTCACTGCGCTGTATTGTTCGATTACAGAAGGAGAGCTATCGCTATCGTTTGCAGAGCGGATTTGGACACTAAATGTTGCCCATTCGCCGTCTGATCTTGGAGACTTGATATCAGTTATTGATATCTTCAAACTCTTCATCTCTTGTTCTCCAGCGTCCAATGTATGGAACTTGAAGAGTTTCTTCATATTTTCGGCATCGTATAGAGATGTTGCGCCCTTGTTCTGTCCGATAAACCAAGGCGTTTGAGCAGCTTGGAATCCTTGTTCGAAGTCGGCGGCAGAAGCAGCACCCTTGTCTAGTCCCATAATGGTAGCAACAGAAGTGCTCATATCGGAAACTGTGTCTGCGAGGTGGCGTTCATATGTTGCGCCTAGCCAGTATATCTCTTGATTTGCAGTTGGAGTTGTAGTACCATCAGTCAATGTTGGGTCTACGTTGAACACCTTTCTGATGTATTTTGCAGAAGATGGAGTGAAGTTGAAAGATGCTTCTCTAACTTTCACGCCTGAACTGTTCTTAATGATTGCCTTATATTCGCCGTCATTGTCGTCTATGAGTCCAGCAGAGCCTGTGGTTGCTGAATCGCCTCGTAGAGTTCCACTTAGTTCGATAGAACCTTCTGTGAGATACCACGTAGCGGCTAAAGCGCCGTTCACATCCGTTCCAGCATCGAATACGAAGAGTCCGTATGCTCCACCGTTGGAAGCGGCAGAAGGATCGTTCTCGTCTTCAGTTTTCCAACCAGCTTTGCCAGCATCGGTAGCGTCAGCATGTTCTGCTCCGAGGAGTCTTACGACAGTTAGTGCATTTGAGTTACGAAGGTATGCTTGTGCGGCATAAGATGCGTAAGTTGGTGCGCCTTGGTTACCGTCTCTCCATACATCGACGCCTGTAGCGCCTGGGCTTGGGTTTCCGAAAACCTCGACGAACTCTGAGAATGAGTTTACTTTCACGGGGCGCATTGCTGGGCCTCTTGCAGTTTGTCCAATAACGACTGGACCCATCTCCGCTCCGATTTTTGGCAACTGGGAGTTGTCAATCTCGTTGATGAAGATACCTGGTGAAATGAATTTGAATGATTTGACTGGCATTATGTGTTATCTCCTTGCAGCAATATGACATAATCTTCGAAATAAGTATTTATATTCGTATTATCGTAAGTAAATAGTTGATGAAAAAGCTAAACGCATAAATAAATAGTGACTACTCTCTATAAAACGGAACATTACCACTGAGGTGCATATTCTCGTTTATGTCTCCGAGTATTACTGTTTCTCTCGGCATCTTTATTTCCACTGCGTTCTCTCTGCGAACTATCTTTGGTTGCTCGTCGTTTTTGCCTGCTCCCATTACATATCCGATGACTCTGAACGATACTTCTGATTTGTATCCTCGCTCATCTTCTCCAAGGGAGGAACCGTTGTTTTCTATTGAATAATCTGAATCAACGAAGACTTCAAATCTGTGCCCGTCTTTTTGAGCGACGAAGTAGTTTATACCACCTGGTGCCGTCATAAACGGGGTTAGTATCTCGTTCATTTGCTGCTGATACTCTGTCTTGACTGTTAGCTTGTATGTCGCTTCGAGATAAACGGGGATGGGCATTGTGAGAGTTTCGTATACTACTTTTTTATTTTCTTTTCTCGGATATGTTTCTTGCCCGTTGCCGACATTGAGAACAACTCTTTTTGAGTCGGCGTTGGCGAAGTTGGCGGTTTTGTCTTGTTTTATTACCCTGCCGACGGTTATGGAACCGCCTTGGACATCGTTGATGTTTGAGATGGGGGCGTAGACTGAACCTCTCTTTGCGATGTCTTTCACTATCGACACTCTTTCGACTGTCATTAGTGGATAGATGAGGACACCGTTGTTGTCTCTTAGTTCTCTATCGTGTTTTATCTGATATGCTCTTTCGGCACCTGCCCAATAGAAAGGCACTTTCTTCCAGCCCTTGTTGGTGGTACAAGAGATGTCCAGCGTGTCATCAACATAGTCGAAGAGCGCCCTGTCGATAGTCTCGATAGTTGAGGGTTGGAACGGAACTTCTTGTAAAGGGGCAAGTTCGTCGCCTTTGCTCAATTTTGGATCAAAGAGAACTTTGTCTTTGTCGTATTTTTTACGTGGCATCGAATAGTCCCTCTCTGGATAGTGTACACATTGCTGTTATTTCGAACTTGTGATCTATTTGTCCGAATAGTTCTCTTGGTTGCGAGAGTGTTGAGATTTCATAGTGTAGTCCTCCGTAGAGAACGAAGTCGCCTTCTCGAACGAATAAATCTTGATCTTCGGTTAGTCTTCGCTTATGGAAGTTGACGGTTATCTTGCTTGACTTATCAAGTCCGCTTGCGTCGTCTGCTTTTGTCTGGATGCTTTCGAAAGCAACGAGGGCGTAGACACGGACTGGTGGGAGGAATGACTTCTCTATTGCCTCTCCGTAGATATCGTTGTATTGTGTTATGTTTCTGTCTATTGGATAATAGACTACTTGTTGTCCGACGACTCTTTCTATGAGTTCGTCGTTTACTTGTTTTACAAGATTTCTTTCCTTCTCTCCGACAAATAATGGTGGAGG